ACATAGACTCAGCCTGTTCTTTTCCGTGTTTGGCGTAAAACGCATCGGTTACAGAAGAGATGTTCTTTTGCTGAGATTTCTGTGCTTCACTAGCGGCAAGCGTTTGTTGTACAAGTTCAGTTACTTTGGCAGGATCGAAGGCTACAGGTGCCGACTGGTTAGGGGGCGTTATACCTGCATTTCGGATTTCCTCAACAAGTTGTTCCGCCGTCTTACGCTTCTCCAATTCCTGTCTCGCTTGCGCAAGCTCAGCCTCAATAGTGGCAATGTGCTTTTGCGCATGGGGAACAGATTTCAGAGCATCGTCTACAGAGGCATACTTCTTGCCTGCTCCAACAAATTCTCCAATTTCAGGTGGAAGCTGGTTGTCGTTGGACGAGGTATCAGCAGGGGTCTGCTGGAAAACAGTATCAGTCAAGCTTAGCTCCTTGGTCAGAAGAGGGAATAAATTCCCTTAATTTTAGGAATGCTTTCTGCATTCCAAGCTGATGGGCTTGAAACTCTGCCCACGCTGGTTTGTCAAAACTTTCACTACTTCGCATTTCACGAAGAGACAAATCTACATTCTCATTAATGTATGCTATAATTATAGCATAAATTTCTGCTTTTGTCAAGTCTTTTTTTACTTTTAGTTCATTTTTCATTACATTAGTGCTTCTTCAACAGGAACCTGTTGCTCCGTTTCGACAGTTTGACCTGCCTGATTCACCAATCGCTGAGTCTCTGCACCTTCAAACACAGCCGCATTGTCCTTAATGAACTGATATTTCTCCAAACCCATGTACTCTTCAACCATTTTAGCCAATGCCTTCGCAGAAATGTGCGGCCCAATGATTTGGCCAACAGGCGAGTTGAAGATTCCGGCAAGATTTTGCATCAATTGTGCACGTGCAGCATAGTGCCTAGCACCCATTGGGCGAAGCTTACCCTTAGCAGTGATGTCCTCTTTGGTAACTTCCAAGAAGTCAGACACACCAATATCGTCATCCATAACACGGATGACATCAGGCAAGTTCATGTTACGCTTGGCAAGCTCCAACATCTTGTTCAAGAGTTTCTCCAGAAACTCAATTTCAAACTTATTAACCTTGTTCTGGAAGATACGACCAGCAGCATTCTGCAATTGCTGTACTTCAAAGGCTGTCTTCTCTCCGGGGCTGCGGATACCCATTGCTTCTTTGGGGGCACCTGCCATCTCTTCCATAATCTGCAAAATACCTGCGATTTCGTTGTTAACTTGAAATGCAGCAGGATTGGGAGGCAGTGTACGTACATCCCCATCTTCAGAGACATGGATATCCACTCCGGGACCCCATTCAAACGGCTCTACATCCCCTACAATAACCTTTGGGGGTAGGATGGTCTGATCCAAGGCGTCTGCCTTGAGGTTTTCAAGGTGATCTAGGCGATACTGAAGGCCAACAAGATTGTCGAGTGGCCCCATTCCGTAGATGTTGTCAGAACGCTCACGCCAACAGGTGTGTACCTTCTGATCTTCACCAAACCACGAGGGATTGTCAATCTTTCGCAGGATGTAGCTTCTATCCGCGATGGTGATAACTTTGTTGCGTTGCAGCACACCAGTGACATCATCGTAAACGCTGCCTTCAAACTCAATAATCTCCACCAACCCAGATTGGTAGTATTCAAACAAACTACCAAAGCCATCTACAGACAGCCCCTCACTCTTATTAACGTCTTCCATCTTGAACGAGGAAATAGACTTGCGGATGTCTTTAATTTTCTGCAACACTGTGCCATCGAACATAAGTGATGGGTTGTCCTGCATGTCGGCCTCAAGTTCTCCAATATTTTTTAGATATCGGGTGAACTTAGGACTGTCTTTAAAAGAAGGAGCAATAGGATTGAAGACAATATCAAAAGGCGAAAGACGTACAGCCTTGGGTCCAACATACGTAACCACCTCTTCCTGAGTGACAGGATCAACATGCTTCTCTTCAACCCAAGTGGCTTCGGCAAAGACGTTTCCATAGTCAATATAGTCGTATAGAAGCTTGGACACCGTTTCCCGAAAATCGGATTCACGGAGTTTGTTCTTCATATACGACTCAATGGCCTTACGCTTCTTCTTTACAACAGCATCAGCACTAAATCCTTCCCACCTAAGCCAATCATCGTTAGGGAACAGTGCATCCATGTAATTGGCGTGCAAATTGTCCCTAATTTGTGTCAACTTCGGTAGGGTTGTGGAATTTTTCCACGGCAGAGTGGAGTTGCTGGTGGTTTTTGTGTCAGTAGCGAAGAGATAATTACGAAGTTCACGCCATTCGGCTTCCTTCTCCCCACGCTGGATGCGCCATTTCTCATACAAACTTGACAACTGTTTAGCAAGATTGTCCCGATCAAGAGCAGTTTTGAATAATGCTACTTTTCCTACCATATCTTATCCCCTGAAGGAAATCCCACCAAACCTAGCGTGGGTTACAATGTTATTTTCTTTACCAGCACCATACCGCAATTTAGGTATCACAGCAATGTCAATCGCGTTAGCAAGAGCATCCTTAATGTCATCATGCGGAGGATGCGCCATCGTCAATTCTTCTTCTAGGGTTTGGCAATTACCACCCTTGTAGTGCCACACCTGCATATTATCATACTTAGGCTCAAGAATAGTGGAGATACGTTCGTCCTTGTCTCCTTGATGTCGAGTTGGACGATGTTCATCTATTGACAACGGAATTCCATTTGGCTTTAGATAACTGTCTTTCAACTCATTAACAATTGTGGCTTGCGCAACTGAGATTTCGGCCCTAAGCTTCCGATACCCCCACTTCTGCTGACTCTTTACAATGTGATTGAAATAGTCAACAATCCGGTCTGTCTTAAACCTATCAACTTCCAGAATGTAGAAGTTGCCTAGATGATCCACTCCAATTGTTACTAGAGCAGTGTAATCCGCTTTTTTCCGTAAGGAAAAAGCGAAGTCGATAGCAGCAAAGATTGAGAGCCGTCGTTCTTTAATATACCAATCACCTTCCTTGTTTACAAGAAGGCTGCGTTCGTAGTATTGGAACTTGTCTGAGTTGATACGAGCTAGGTCAGCGCTATTAGGATTGTTGTAATACTGGGAATAGAATTGAGTGTAGTCAACATACTTACTCTTGATTTGTGCAAGAATATTCTTATCGAATCCAAAACTCTTTCCATCTGCTCTCACCTGTCTAGGCCATAGAAACTCTCCATCAGTTTCTACAACCCGTTGGAACAACTCGTAGGTTTCAATCTCTTCTTCCAAGTCGCCAGACTCTGCATACACTTCAGCACGCATGTTAATCATGGTGTCGTAGATGTCTTTGGGGTGATAGCGCGTACCAACAACCCATTCCATCGCACCGGGGTTTTCAATAGACGCCAACTGAGAATAAAGAGAGGCTGTCTTATCACGCCCCTCCTCTGTATAAGCGTTGTTCGGAACAACAATGTCATCCAGAATGACAACGTCTGCGTGAAAGCCGGTGATGTTGGTTGTCAATCCGGCAGCCTTCACTGTCGCATCCCGCACACCCTCCAGCTTGCGCTTTGGGTGATCCACCGCAATTTCTGCAACAGCCCATTTCTCTCGCTTACCTTCCTCTGGCCCAATCATCTCAGGCCAATAGCGCCGATAAATTGGATTGTCCAAAATCTGCTTAATCTGGTAAAGTTGCTTCTCAGCCAAGTCCGCTGTAGCGGAAACATACAAGATTGTGGTTTCTGGATTGTTAGTGATATGCCAAGCAGCCCGGTAGGCTGCAAGCTTGCTCTTGAGATGCCCACGTGGAAGTAGAACAAGCTGATTGGCTTTCCTATCTTGCCGAGTCCACCACTGACAAAGCTCTTGGTGCACCGCACCAAGCACCATGTGAGGGGCAACAAGTTTTATGAAGGAGAGTAGAGAGCGTTCTGCAAGCTCCCTAATTTGCTCTACGTTTGTTTTCATTATACCTTAATTTCAGTTACACGCATACGGACAGCAGAGATTCCCCCATACTTTCTCTCCACTGAGTTACCATTAATATAAATAGTTCCGAGCGCTCCGCCTGCTCTTGTAGTGAACGTAACCGCAGAGGCTGTTCCAGCCACCATTACATGCTCGACAGTAAGGCGGAGGGCCAACGAGTCCGCCGCAGATTCATTTTTCACTAGCGATACAGCCAATGCAGTCGTAGTACCACTCTGAAATATAGCAGCAGTAATAATCTCATACGCTGTCTGCGCCGATACCACATCATAGGTGGCTGTTATTCGTAGCGTGTTAGTAGCACTGGCAGGAGTGATGGTGACAGAGGCCCATTGTGCGCCTTCAGTGTCCGTTGGGATGGAGTTGTCATACGGAATTAGCACCGCTGTACTACTGTATGTCGTGTAGGGCGTTGCCTCAACCACTTTAACTACACCACCAACGGCAACTGTTGCTGGCAGAGCAGCAATGGCTTGTGCTACACGTAGGGGGCTCATAGAACGAAGTGCTGCCTCTGTACCAGCCTCCATTTCACCCTGAGATGCAGCCACCGTGGGGATATCTGCATCATAAGCCTGTACATTTGTACCAATTGCCAGACCAAGATTTGTCCTTGCCGTGGCAGCGCTGGTTACATCAGATAGGTTGTTGGTGGTGAGCATATCACCTGTACCAGCACCAGTGGCACCCTTATCCGCTAGAAGTTCCCATTTCCCTGCAGCAAGGTCTGTTGCAAACGTTCCAGACGTATGTGCCACCGTACAGATGTACGTACGCCCTGTAGTGGCAACAAGATTGTTAACAACGTATGCAGTGGATGTCAACCACGTACCAGACCAAATAAAACCCCCACCAGTTTGGGCAAGCA